ATCCATTGGATTTCGTTAAGCTGCGGAGAGAATAGTGCATAAGAAAAAGGCTCTGACCCTGTTGGTCCAGAAAATGGAAGCGTTTCATCAAAAACAGAGAACTGGTTAAAATCGCCCTTTTCTGACAACCACAGAGCATCTCTTTCTGCGTCATTTCCACCATAGATAAGTCTGCTCTGATAGATACCGACAGACCTTGGCCACCCACGATAATCACTCCAGGCAGATTCCCACCAAGTAACAACTGCGCCAACTCCACCAAATGTTTCTATTATATCAACAGTTGCATTCCTTGCATCTGTTACTGCCGTAACAATACAGCAACCGTATAATCCTGCGGAAAAAGACTTAAAAACAGCACCAACATGCAACTGTGTAAGAGTATCAGCAGAAAAGGTAAGTGTTTTCCCAGTTCCTATTGCAGCTGTACCAGAAGATATTCCCATAGTCGTTGCGGTTATATTCTGCGGCCTATACGGCCAAATATCTCTAAACGCAGTCCCAGTTAATCGGGTTCCTGTTGAATCCTCGTCAAAATTTGCAAGCCTAAATGTATCAACCGCTGTTCTATAGATCCGCTGTGGCTTGCGCTTGGGGTGCGCAAGATACATCACGTCAGCAGACTGGCAATACTGAACGGTAGAAAGATCATCCTTTCGTTCTTCAGATCCATTTGTTGCTGTCCACGGAAGATATGGGTTCGTGCCAGTAATTGTCGAGGCTGTTGCAGCTGCAGCACTTGCTCCCGACGAAGGTCTATATCCCTCTGCAGTCCCAGTTCCTGCAACAGTTCTATAAAGCATCAGCGCATACGCTTCTGTTTTTGATACCACAAACGGAAAAACGCGTGGTAAATAATTATCTTGTTGAATCAGGCTGTCTTCAAACTTTGTCCCCGGTCTCCTATATGCTCCGCCAGAAAGCATGGGGATCATATTTCTAAGTGTCTTACATGCATGATTGTACTGGGGCAGGTCTGTGCGACCAAACGCAGATGGGCTAATTTCACCGGCGAGTAGACTGTTTCGTATTGCCCTAAACTTCGCCAAGTAATTTCCCTACTTTCTGGCACCTGTCCATTTATCGGCAACAATACCTTTTAGAATTCCCTCGGCACCGTCTCTGGATCTGGCTTCTGCAAGTTCTTTTCTATATTTTTGTTCGCATGCAGTGGCAACAGACATCGATTGTGTCAGGTTATATGCAACCTCTTGAGCAAGCCTCCATGCAAAGGCTTCTGCAAAATACGCGCTCCACAGTGATTCATCTGTCGCTCTATAAACGTATCGCACGTTGAGTGTTGATTCATCGGTCAGAATCTTTCTGTCTTCAACAACGTAGTCAATGGATTCGTCTCCACCAAAAGCATCCGACTCATCATAGACAGACAAAACATGCAAACAATCCAGAGGGACATCATATTGATAATCGAACTCAAAATCTGGTGTTGTTGCTGTTGGGTATAAAACGGCTCTCTTAATCGCAAAATTCCACGGATGAGCGGCTATCACCGCATCTCTCACCTGTTCATAAACCGCCTTCAGTATTTTTGCCGACTTTGTGTCTTGATTAATTGAACTTATGCGCTCTGCGCCAACCTTAACAAGTGCGCTGTTACAGATAGAGATTTGATCTACAGCCATAGTTCCACCTTATTACAAAGATAAGGCCCTGAGAAGGTTTTAATCTCCCCAGGGCCTCACCCACCAGAAGGGCTGGAAAGGGACAGCCCACAAACTGGTTAATCGATCACGTAGAGGATATCAAGCGAAATGGTTCCGCTCGTTGCATCGGTATCTGCATCGAACGTAACGGTCACCTGTACCTCTTCAGAAAACACTTTCTGAAATCCGGCAACAGATGGCTGATCCTCAAACATTGACACAGTGCCTTGGCTTGTTACATCAACGTTGGCAAGAAAACCGTCGGCATCCGCTGCCTCAACGGCATCAGCACCGGCCTCCCACCCAATGTCGAGCGTACCGCCAGCAGCGTCGAGATCATCGAAAAAAAGTCTTACATCGATGACTCGGGCACCAGCGGGCAGCTTAGACATCCTAAGCGTATCCGTACCGCCAACAACATCAGCAAGCAATTCATAGGTATCGTATGCACTCAGCACGTGACCCTTGGATTGCCCCTGCTCTTCAAGCTGCGCAATGGTTTGATTCTGTCTTTTTGTCGCATTTACACCATATAGAATAGACATAATTCATTCTCCTTATGCGCTATAAATTAGCTGAACAACCTTGGCTTCTTCCATACGGACTCCACCAAGATCCATGGCAGCATACACCTGACCGCTGTATCCCTTGTCACTTCGCTCGTCGATGCGAGCAATGCGACCGCCAGAGTTTTCACCCAAAATAATACCATCGCCCACCAGGGCAACCGCGACTTTGTCAGTTGCAGTCAGTGCCGTTCCAGCAGCACTGTACAAACCAGTCGTTGTGCTAAACGCAAACGAGTTGGTGTCATAAGTGGATGCCAACATACCTGACACGATCTCAGAGTGAATGAACTTAAACCCCAAAAAGGTATCAATTTCACCATTCACAAGAGCGCGAACCGTGTTGAAATCTGAACTCGTAACCTCAGTTAACGACAACAGATTGTCCAGGAAGTCGGCGCCACACACCAAGTATCGAGGGCCCATCGTTTCGGCTTGGTCCATAAGCAGCTTTGCCTTGCGCAGCAACTGAATGTTTGCGCCCGACAAAACACCGCTCGAAACAGCCGCAACCTTTTGGGCATTACCTAATGCCGTATTGGTTGCACCACTTTCACCGGTGCGAGCATACCCCTGGGCTGCGTCCAAAATGATTTCGTCCATCTTGCGACCTAAAGCATTTTGTGCAGAAACAGAGTATTCGCTCTCGGGATTGTGGATGTTCTGGAGCTTGTCCTTACGATCCACAAGGGTGCCCCACTCTCTTACAATGGT